CTGCGCTCTTGTTCAAATAGAGTCGAACCACGAAGAATCCGACGTTCGTCGATCTTCCGGCACCCTAAGAGTTTAACGCTGCTTCGTCAAGGCTGCGACGATAATCGCGATACTTGGCGAAGCAAAGGGCGGCGGTATTGGGTGTCACCGACGCCGTGGCATCTCTATATCTCGGAATGTTTATTGAAGTCATTCGCGACGCCTGCGTACGATAAAAGGACTTAGCAGAGACATCATCAGGCTTCATGACTCCAACATTCGAGACGAGCTGAATATAAAGCTCGCCCCAGAATGGTTCTCTCTTCGAGAAATAGAGTGGACCTTGCAACTTCCATCGACCCATGTCAATCAAAAGGTTGACATCATGCAGGTAAGTTGCTGAGATTGGTTTATGGACGTAATCTGACATACGGATGCAATCAGCTCTGTAGTCATCGGCCGGATCATCGTCAACCACCTCAATCGCGTGAAAATGATGACGGACACTCATTATGTGTCTGTATTTCCACAGCGCACCAAAAACAAAGACCAGGATTACACAGGCAATTATTACCCCGTGCACCAGATCTATGAATGATATTATGAACCAACACAAAAAGAACGGGCCGATTGTGTAGGCCAAACAGAACAGGGTGATGGCATATCCGCCAAACCACCACAGAACTATTGGATTGGTGCCGTCAGGCGACCACCAGCTGTAGAGTTCAGCTGCACAGTCTCCAACTACACGACAATCCCTTTGATGCCATACGACACAACGGTCGTAAAAGCTACGAAAGAGCCAGCCAGGCCACCAATTGCCCAGCAGTTCAAGTCGGTCTTCTTGAGCTTCAATGTCCCTAACTACATTGACAGGCCAAAGACCAAAACAATAGAAGTCAGGCTCGACAGGATCTTGGTGCTGAGCTTCTATGTCTCCTCGGCGACGACGTGCACGCCACCGGAGCTGATGTCTAATTACAGCAACTAGCCACAAGCCAGTGCGGGTCAAGCAACCAAACAATACAGCAAATATTCGATTGATGAACGCTGGTCTGCCAGCCGCCCTCAACCAAACAATCAACATGATCCAAAACGGAAGTGTTGATGTAATATAGAACAAGAGATAAAGTTGAGTCACACACCACTTCGATAGC